CTAGAGACGGAAGTAGCGGATGAGTAACAAAAGCACCTGTGCACCTATGCCATTACAAACATTCGAGGATTTAAACGATTATTTCAGATCGACTCATGGCTTCTCCCTATTCCTCAGGGAGGAACCGACTCTAATGAGCAAAGCCAAAAAACCCACTCGATGGGTCGGAGCGGATGCCCCTGATGTTGTGCTACTTCGCCGAACTGGCTACCCTCCGACCAAGTACCCCAAATGCCGTGGTATAATTAAAAACGGTGGGCATAGACCGATCTCGCTTTCCACCCTGCTCTCCAACATCAAAGAGGGCAAGCAGTTGTTTCAGAAACTGTGACAACAATTTCGGTTTAAAGTTAAATTCAGCCGTTTGTTAAGACTTTGTTAAGTGCTTACCGGGCGACTGTCATAGCATCTCTAACTCATCTATAAACAATTGCAGATTGCAAAGATGACCCTGGAATGCTGTGTTCCTTACATTGGAGCTCATGAAAAAAACTATTGTTACCCTCGGCCTCGCCATTCTCTCCTCGCTTCCGCTGTCTGCACACGCCGGAAAACAATGCGGGGAAGCAAGCTTCTACGGCTTAGGGGACGGATACCAAGGTGGAATTACTGCATCAGGTCGGAGGTTCGACACGTGGTCGAATCAAGCAGCGCATAAGTGGCTACCCTTCGGGACAGTTGTCACAGTGACTGCTAATGGCCGTAGCACGAGAGCAGTGATCACCGACCGCGGGCCCTACGCCGGCGGAAGGGTCATCGACTTATCGGCGAAGTCTTTTAGCGCCCTAGGTCCTATCTCAAGTGGAGTGCATAACGTTTGCATCTCCTGGGGCTAAGGTACCTGGACAACTGAATACGAGGAGGGCCCCAACTTAGTGCTGGGGCTTTTTTAATGCTCAGATTTCCAGAGTGGACTTGAGAAGATAGCAGAGTGTATTACTATCGGTGAGGAACCCTTCGATAACATTGACGAATCCGTACTGCTTCTCCTGCTCTGCAACATCCCTGAAAAGCTCCAGATCAGATTTGTATCTCATGCAGAGCATCATCAACCACTCGACGAGCTCAATATTCGCGCTCCACTCGATATCGGGTACTTGATTGAACACTCTGGCCGGGATCTCGATGCCCAGTCCTCTCGCCTGTTCGGCGAAAGTGTCAGTCTGGGAGTCCAGGGTCTCGTACACCTTGCCGAAGAGCAGGTGGAGCTGATAGAAGTCCTTTCCAACAACGTTCCAGTGGGCGAGCTGGGCAGCGCCTTTAAATGCTAGGTGGGAGGTGAAAACCGAGTAGAATAATGAGTTCATGTTTACTTGTCGTAGGCTGGATTAGTTTTCAGGTACAGATCCTGTCTGGCAGATGTTCCAGGCTTGGTGTTAGGTACCGTTCCCGCGGTATTCCTCCACAACGAGGAGTCTATATTTAACTTAAACCATGGTGGGTGGGGTTGGGTGTGATTTTTATAGCATTTCCAGACCTTTTGCAGTTCTCCCGCAAGGATTTTGCTCTCATCAATCGCTCTCTGCCCCTGGGAGTTGAATGTCAACGCGATTCTAGGTATGAATCTATAGGTCGCTGTTCCGTCAAAAGCTGGGTCGCAGGTCACCTCTAAGTTGTCCGAGAGCTCCCGCTTGCACTGCGAATCCTCCACAAGATACTCCTCAACCGAATCAACTCCTGTCTTCCTTCTCCATATCGCGATGCCTGTATTCTTGCCCTCGGGTGTGAGAAGGCAGCTGCGCTGAGGCAGGAAGTCGGAGATGGATACCGGGTCGAAGGCGGCGCAGGGCTGGGAGTAGAACCTACCGTCAGCGAGATTCACTTCCACAGTGAATGTCATCTCGTAGATGAATTGGGACGCTTCGGTGACCTGTACAAAGCGCCCGGGCCCGGGCTCGAAGCCCGTCTGGAATTCGAGGCCCGGCACCTCTGGTACCCATCCTGTCACGGCGTCATATATCAAATCCATGAGCGGCAGGGCGAAACTATGCCCCTCCCTCTGAACCTGCTTCTGCACTATTGTGATCGAGTAGCTGAGGGCCCTGGTCCTGACAGTAGGAATGTACGCCCCCTTATTGGAGTTGGAGGAGCTCTCGTTGGCGTAGCTGACTATGATCATAGTCTGCTCGGATACGCGTCCCGACTCATCGAGCTCCTCGGCAAGGCGGAGCACCACGGCACTCTGCCCCAAGGCACTATGCACTCTCTTATGGAGCTGGTTTTCGATCTCTAGAAGCACGGATCACCACCCTCCGCCACTAATAAAGTCCTGTAGCTCCCAGTAACCCGTTGTGTAATTGTAGAGAAGCGCGTCGCCAGGCTTAACGTTCCTGGTGAAGTTCACGTCGGCGAGATCCTGGAGCTTTCTCGTAGACTCCAGGGCGACAATGTACTGCCTCAGCTCCGCGGCCGACTGCTTGTACGGTGCTCCGTCTGGAAACACACCGACCCTGCCGCTTAGCGACAGACCGTAACTCGGACCGTAGTAGCAGTTGGTTGGCGCTCCGCCATCAGAGAGCAGGAAGGCTTGGCCGTCGGCCGGGCCGGCGTTAAATGGATCGTATCCGTAGGGTTGGTTACTCATGATTAGAACGTGTTACCTTCTTGAAGGCCGTTGTAGTTGTCGAAGTTTCCGTCGGCGCTAGGAATCGTGTTAGTGGCGACGATAGTGTCTCCATCCTCAGGATCCACGGCGTCTTGGGTATTCGTGAATGAGGAGAGTCCTCTCGTGGTCTCCAGGGCGTCAAAGAGCTCATTGACTTCGAGCGTCGACTCGGACATCATGCCGGAGATACCAACCGCTCCATCTGAGATCCTCTCGGAGTTGTCCCGAGACACCGAGATAGCCTCCTTGCGTGGGAACTGCCACCAGCGGTTGTTGCCTCCCTCGCGAAGCACCCAGCGGCTTGTGGACGGCTCAGTGAAGCTTCTGCCTCTCCTGTAGGAGCTCTTCGTCATCGTGCATCCACTCCCCCAGTAGCGGTACGCTTCCTGCCACTTCAGGCCTGTGGAGGGTGAGGCCTTAGCCGCCCAGAGCTCCAGTTGCTCGAGTGCTTTCTCAGCGGCTTCGACAACCTGCTGACGAGGGCGGAGGGTATCAAGATACCACCTCGCAATAACAGCTTGAGTGCGACGATAGGATCCTGCGATGAGGATTTTACCCTGTGGCGGCGCGGTGATGATGTAGTTGTTAATCAGAGTAGCAGCATCATTGAGTGCTATCTGAATCTTATCGTAATTGATTGTATTTCTTGTTGGATCATCTATCGATCCTAATTCGATAGCTTCCTGATAACCAAAAACTTCAATAAAGTAATCCACAGTGGCGGGACTACAATTATCTGCAACACCAAATTTGTCTGGTAGTGGTTGCGACATTTTACAATTTATCTTATCTTACTTTAAACAATTGTTGTTTATAGTTCAATATTAGGACTAATAAACATTGAAATTACTTACATGAAACCCAGAATTTATACCTACAAAATAACTTTTGAAGAAGTACCTTTCTATTACTTTGGAAGTAAAAAAGAGAAAGTAGGGGGAGAAGAATATTTTGGCTCTCCTAAAACAAACAAATGGTACTGGAAAGTGTATACGCCTAAGAAGCAAATCTTAGAGTTTTTTGACTATACCAAAACAGGATATAGGAATTGTAGAGAGGTGGAAAATAGACTAATAAAATACTTTATTAATGATCCTCATTGCCTAAATGCTGGATACGCCGGATATTATAAACCTACACCACTAACCGAGGAGAGAAAAAGAAGAATTTCTAATTCCCTAACTGGGAAAACACATTCTGAGGAAACTAAAAAAAGATGGAGTCAATCGCGCAAGGGAGACAAAAATGGAATGTTTGGCAAAAAGCATTCTATTGAAACTAGGAAAAAAATATCCGATAAAGCTTTAGGTAGAAAACATACAGCGGAATCAAAAGAGAAGATCTCAATGGCATTTAGGGGAGAAAACCACCCATTGTTCGGAATTGGTCATACTGAGGAGGCAAAAAGAAAAATGTCTGAGTCCACTAAAGGACAATACGTTGGGAGAAAAAATCCTAATTGTAAGTTGAGAACATGGAGTCATCCCATCTATGGCGTGTATAAAAATTTGGCAATTTTTGAATTGGTAAAAACATTACCTGAATTATCTCTGAACAAAAATAAATTATCAGCATTAGCAAGTGGAAGGATAAAAACTTATAGGGGTTGGATTATGGTATAATTCGCGGATACGGGTTATCGTGCTATGAGTCTATATGAAGCGTACCTAAAGTCATTGGACCTAGCTTTAAAGAGGGATATACGTACAGATACTTTTGTTATCAAGAGGACGGTTAGTTATTTGGAGAAGGTTGTAAGCGATATACATGAAGGAGACGCAGTAGTCATAGAAAGGCTGAAGGGGATTTTGGACTCTTACCTGGAGCTGGATATTCATATAACGGTGACTCTGGACCAGCTTTTTGGCAACAAGGACTTTAACGATAGAATCTATCAGCAAAACTTAAGTAGACTCCAGCAACTCAAAGAAAAAATAGACTCTTTACTGTTAAAAACCGCATAAAAAAAAAAAGAGGCCCGAAGGCCTCGATTTTAGCTTCTTGAGGTTAAGCTCAAGCAACAGGGTTCTGGAAGATGAAACCAGCGCCGCACTTTCCGTTCTCACCCATGCCCACGAGCTCGAAGGAGCGCTCGACAAGGATGTCACCGGTGAACACTCTGCGCTCGATGTTGAAGCGCTCAGGAGTGGAGATAGGATAACCACTCAGAGTGTAGGTGTAAGCGAAAGCGGGGTTACCATAGTTGGCGTCCAGGGCGGGCATGAAGCCGTCGGTGGAGGCGGAAGGATGGTAGAAGAGGATCGCGGTGTTGTTGTAGATGTTCTCCAGAGCACCGGTGGACTGATTCAGCTTCAGTCTGCGGGCCACGCGAATCTCGTCCAGACCAAAGATCTGAGCGAGAGTCTTCTCGTCGACCAGCACACCGCGCTGCATGAAGTCACGGATACGCTTGTTACGCTTTAGAGCGTTAAAGGCGTCTGGTGAGAGCACCAGCTTATTGGGGTACACACCGATCTGGCTGCGGACCTGCTCCTTGGCGTCGTCCATCAGCACTTCCACGTCGGCGGTTGGGCTATTGAACTGATCAGCACCACCATTGTAGGTGGCCAGGTTCAGCACGTTATTGGTCTCGTACTGAGTGGTGTCGGTCACGGCAGTGGCAACCTGAACTTCCCAGGACTGCATCAGACGATTCGCGGCGTCCTTAGCGGCAAACTGGCGAAGGTCGATCTGAGCTGCTCCGTTCTTAGCCTCAGCGGCCACCTCTTCGGCGATTTCCCAGCTGATCGCTTCCTGACGGAGAGCGAACGAACGGGTTCCGAATTGGTTCTGGATCTTCTGGATGTTAGTTCCAGGAGCGCGGAGGAAGGACTGAGCTGCGAAAGCTTCCTTACCAAAAACCAGGGTACGTCCAGCGCGAGTATTCATAGATACTGCAGGAGCAAAGAAGGTTGCTACGCCTTCAGCGTTCTTGTACCCTTGAGCGAGTTGCGTAAGAATAGGGTCAATTACGCGGACCTGATCAAGATTCATCATGATTGTTAATCTCCTTTAGGTATCTATTATCAAGCTAGAGCGGCACCGGCTTCGTTGCCGAGCTTCACACGAACGTAGGAGGTTTCTCCAGCGCCAGTGGTCACGGCATCGAGGGCACGACCTAGAACAATCTTGCCAGTTCCAGCAGCGCCGGTTACGGCCTGGCCAGAAGCGTTAGCGAAGATCGGGGAATCGACTACGATGGTCTGAGAAGCGGCCACTTGAACAATTACGATACCAGTGGTCACGATGGAAGCCAGGCCCTGATAAGGGAATACACCGGGCTTGTAGGGTGTGGTCGAAGGATTCAGCTGACCTTCGTACACCAGAGTCGAACCGTTATCGACTTGGTAGCCGTTGGCGTTCAGCTGGCCTTGGCCGTAGATGCGGTAGACATTCACACCAGCGGCGTAGCCGTTGGCGGAGGGGTAAGCGCCGTCGCGCTTAACAAAGCGATGAGCCTCGACACCGTTGGTGAGGGCTGTAGCGTCGGTGACGGTTACAGTCTCAACATACTGGTGGTCAAAGGACATGTAACGTGGGTCCTTAGCCATTTGTTAATCTCCTTATGAGTTGGATAGAACAGCCTTCAGAGCGATGGTGTACTCAACGCCCTTTTCCTCTGCGTAGTCCAGCGCTTGGGCGTGGAGGTCAGCAGTGGCGGGGTCGTAGACGTAACCGTCGGCCGAAGGAGAGGGTTGCTTTCTGCTCTTGGGAGCGGAAGCGGGGGTGGCAAATTCCTCAAAGCTGACCATGGAGGGCAGTTTCTCCAGAACACCTTTGAAGAAGTCAAATTGGGAGGCTTTGCCTGTCTCGGAGAAGTTCACCGAGTTCTTATTATTGAGAGTCTCCATGAATCTAACGAGATCGGTCTTAGAGACGATCTGCTGAGTCAGTTTACCCTCGCCGTAGAGAGTCTCACAGAAATCAGAGATTTCTTTCTCTCTCATGAGCTTTTTCTGTCTGGCAAGTTCCTCTTCCAGTTCGGCTACCCGGGCTTGAAGGTCATTCTGTCCCTGAACTCCCATAGCGGACTCGCTATGATCCAGAGTTCCTGTAGCCTCTTCAGGAGTGGTCTCTTTTGACATGTCACTCTTCATCATTTTCTTTTTCTTCTCGTCTTCATCCTCTTCGTAGTCCTTGCAGCCTTCGCCGTGCTCGGAAACTTCCTCGTCTTCCTCGGCAGCTTCCTCTTCGGCGTAAACCTGCTCTCCCTTAGGCTCGTCAGCGCCCTTCACCTTTTCCGATGAAGGTTCACCAGCTCCGCTGGGCTCGCCAGCGTCGGTGCACTTCTCGCCCATGTCTTCCGAATCCTCTTCCTTCTTCTCTTCGTCTTTGCTCTCACCTTCTCCCTTTTTCTTAGCCTCCATGGCCTTCTTAAGACCCTCGGGCATCTCACCGTAAGACATTCCCTGTCCTTCCATCATGGAAGCAGCATCTGTTTTAAGAGCTAGAGCCTTGATTAGCTCGTCGATTTCGTATTCCGAGGCGAGTTGGGCGATCTTCTGATCATCTCCCTCCATGTCACCAGAGATATCCTCGGTGCCATCATCAGGTGCCCCATCGCCTTCTTCGGAAGGCTCAGTGGAGGAGTCGTCCGCTCCTCCGTTCATACCGGCGTCAGGAGCCATGTCGCCTCCGTCATCGCCAGTGGGATCAGTGCTGTCGGTGCCGTCAGTGCCGTCCATTCCGTCGGTAGCGTCAGCACCATCGGTGCCATCAGTATCGTCGGGACCGCCATCCTCTAAACCGAGATCGTCAGAAGAAGAATCATCAGCCGTGTTCATGGCCGGGTCCGCTTCCGTATCAGACTCCATACCGTAGTCCATGTCGTACTCAGCAGGAGCTCCTGTTTCGGAGATCTGGTTTCCGCTGTCGTCATACACATTGCTCTTAGGCTTATCGCCTCCGCCAATGTTGATATTGACAGTCATCCCACCACCCTCGGTATGCTCGATAACCGAGGAAACCGAAGCGGGAGTTTCTGGTTTGGTTTTCTTCCTAGCCATAGTTTGATTTTTTCCTAAGTGTTCTTTAAACGAAATAGAAGACTCCCCTTCGGAGGGGGTAATTGTGATCGTTTGCTGTTCGGATTCCTCCGAAAAAGCAGTGAGTCCTTTAACTGCCGGAATAGAAACCAAACCGAGATGACGTAGGGATAGTTTCCCAGGTGTAGGATTCGTTTCAGCCTCAGGCAGGTAGAATGAACTACTTACTTTTTTGAACACCCCATCTTTGATGAGCTGTTCGGCCTTGGGGGTAAGTTCGACCTTACCCCAAAGTTCTTTGCCTTTTCTCCACACTTTACGTACCCAACCGAGCGCTGGCGTATCGTCCTGTTGATCGTGTCCGATGATCAAGGGTGCCTCGTGGTGGATGGGATCGTAAGACCCCACCACCTGATCCAAGTCGCTCTCATCAAATACCAGCTTCTGACCCGTAGATGAGATCTGCGGACCCGCTCTGAACATCTCGACGTAGACAACCTTTTTAGATCGCTGTTCCGAGAGTGGTTGCTTGTGATTGAGTACTTGCTCTTTCATTTATCAGAAGACGTTTGTGGTATTGAGAAGGTAGTTAAATCTCTCCTCATTTCTGGAGAAAGAGTCGCTTAACTGGGCAACCTGACCCGCAGGAGTTCTCACGATGGTGACCAGGAGGCGCTCGAGAGTTGGGCTTGTGGCCACGTAAACGTCAAGACGAACTGTTCCGTTCTCTAGGCTCGCTGCGTCATTGTTCGCCGATGAGCATACCACGAGGTAGGCTTGCTCGGGTCTCGCACCGAACAGCGCTCCCTGACGGAAGAACTGGCCGAGGATCTGAGAGGCGATAGACTTCACTCTGGCGTACACTGTACCGGCGGAGTCGATCTGCTCGAAGAGCATGTCGTCGAAGCTACGACCCATAACGTCGATGAGAACATTCAGAATGGCACGTGTGTTTACGAACTTAAAGAGCGGGTTTGGGGAGAGTGTTCTTGCACCCCAGGCCACGATTCCTCTGTTCGGCAGGGAACGAATGGGGTTGAGGCCAAGTGCGTAGGTCACTTCCTGCTGCTGAGCGGAGATCTCGAACTTGAGTCCGGCCGCCCCGCGGAGCGGGTAACGAGCACCGGCAGGAGGCTGCTGGAAGCCCTCGTTGATGTATCTCGAGCAGGCGATGCCAGCCACGAAGCTCGAAGGAGCAATGTAGCGATCTTCCAGATTCTTGATGTAAGGAGCGTAGTAAGCGGCGTGGCCGAAAGGCACTCCCACAGTGGACTTAATGAGATCGAGTTCGTCTTGGACCTGAGTCAGTGACGATTCATCAGCTCCGCAATCGATAAGAGCGATGTGCTGAGTTCCAGTGATTTCCTCGGTAGGACCGAGTTTGCCCTCAGCAGCTTTTACAAGAGTCTGAGTGATCTTTAAACGCTCCTGACGAGCTTCGAGCTTACTGGCGAAGTTTCCGGATCCGACCTCGTAGGCGAGAACGGTATACGCTTCGGGAGCGAATAGGAAGCCAGGGGCTAGGATTCTGGAATCCATTCCCTGCTCAACTGCGTACACGAAGTCGTTGGCCTTAGCAGTAGCTGTAAGCTTATAGGACTCGTAGCCAGGATTCTGCGAGGTGGACACTAGCTTGATAACATTCGGATCAGCCACGCCGAATCTGTTCTGACCAGGATTGACGGGAGAAGACACACCGTTGTTAGAGGTGATCTTAACTCTCAGTACGTAATCGTGGGAGTAGAACTCGTTGGGGATGGATTTGTCCAGAGCGACGGTTGAACCTGCAGCCACGGTGATGGTGCTTGGTAGCACTGTAGCAGCTGTGTTAGACGACACAGTTTGAACTGTGAATCTGTATCCGTTCGAGACGATCACGTCGCCAGGGGCAATCTCGGTCAGGAACGCTGTTCCTGCACCGGTTACGTTACCACTTGAGATGGCGATGGTGCCTGTAAGAGCGATATCGGCCAGTTCAGGACGGATGTAAGGAGCTCCGGCTTCCGAAACGAGAGTGGAGATCTTGTGACCGTTGTTGGGAACGTGAGTTGTACCGGTTACGTTTGTTCCGGAGCTCACAGCTTCAACGGTGTAGTACCCATCGAGTTCCTTCTCTGTGAGAATATTGTTGATCTGAGTTACCAGTCCGGATGTTAGCTCGTCGGGAGTGGCCCCGTTGACGATGATCGCGCGGTCCTCACCAGCAACGTTCACGTAGAATACCTGGACGGAGTCGGGAAGGTATCCGGTACGAGTTGTCGTCGATCCGCTAACAGTAACGTTTCCGCTAGGAACAACGTCTACCCCACCGCTTTGAATCTCGGAGAAGGTTGTCGTGCCCAGATCGTAACGCCAGTAGGAAGCGTCAGCGTCAGCCCACTTCAGAGGAGCGGCGTATCCTGTGGTCAGGTCCTTCGACACGGCTACGATCTTGTCGTCGGGGATCGCCGAAGCCGCAGAGTAGACGTTCTGGTCTACAAGGAAGGCTTTGAGGATTGCAGACTGCTCGGAAGCGGGATTGTAAGCGATCTTGCGAACGGTTACGTCAGCTCCAGGAGCGCCGGAGAAGTCGATAGCGAGACCGCCGGAAGTCAGCGAGAGCTTGATATTGTTGCCGGACTTGTTCACCACGTAGTAGACGGTGTTGAAGCTCAGGTTGCCCAGGGTTCCAGTCGATGTGCCTTCGAGAATGACCTTGTCGCCGTTGGCTAGTCCTGTAGACGAAGCAAGGGTGATTGTGTCAGCGGTTGCGTTGAATCCGGCCACAGCGGCGGAGTAAGCCGTAGAGCTCTCGAGTAGGAAAGCGCTGACGGAGCTTCCGGAGACGTGCAGAATTGTCTCTCCTGTAGCGATCTCGCGAGACACGCAACGGAAGTTCATCTCCTTAACCGAGGTGTACAGCTTCACCACTGTCTGGTTATTGAGATTGACAGGCGAGGCGTAATCAGTATCGCTGAACTGATAAGCAATAAACCGGTCAACTTCGGGGAGGTTTCTGGTATCGCGGGAGAAGATTCTGAACTTACCAGCAAGAGCCTCAGTAGCATCCTGCTCGATTCTGTAGTAATCGGTGAAGCCGTCACCATTACCGGCGAGAAAGGCGTAGAGATCGCGGGCGTTGTCCACCTGATCCAGAGCCGTTGTCGTGATGACTTTGATGTCATCTCCGTCGGGATCGTTTACTCCGATCGATGTTCCGAAGTACCGACCATTGATCTTGATGGCAAAGGCATTGTAGCCCGCGCCTGCTGAAGAAGCTCCGAGATCGACCACGGTCTCAGGAGTAGGAGATACACGGGTGAAGTAGAGGATGCCGTTAACACCAACGTTATCGAAGAAGGCCTTTACAGCATCGTAGGAAGCCAGGGCTCCTTTGTTGCCAACAGGAATAGTTCCACCTACTTTTTCCACAAAGTCTGCAACAGAACCGACTTGTGTGGGTTTGTAGGGTTCGAGAACGGAGTATGCGTTAAGAGCGTCCTCCCCGTAGTAATCCTCGGTTGGCGTGGTGCCAAAGAGGTAACCCACAGCGTGAGTGGCCAGAGGTTGAGGCAGACCACCTGTAGAAGCTTGAGTTACAAAGACACCGGGCCGATTCAATGTCGCGGCATTGATTCTAACTGGATTGGCC